CAAGTTGTCGGTCAACTAATCTATACTTTTTACCAGGTATAACTGGTTGTACCATAGAACCTACACCACCTGCAATACCTGCTGGTAAATTAGTAGATCGGGGCTTGTTAGCGTTAATTGTACTGAAACCAATATATGATGGCATGTTTTATCCTATACTATATTTATGCTTTATTTGCTATGGCACTTATCTTGTCTGTAATATCACCAAATGCTTTAACTTCTGCTATATACGTTTGTTTGGCAATATCTATTGCCGGGTCACCGGGTGGTAAATTATCTCTTGCTTGCACAAAAGCATCACGTGCTTGTCTAACTTTCTTTTGTTGTTCGTCTTTTTCAACAACCAATGCTTGTTGTTGTTTAACTAGTTCGTTTAATCTATCAGAGTCAGCTTTTATTGAAGAACTAAGTCCTCCGTAATTTGGCGCTGGTATTTTAGAATTACCTAATAGACTAGTAACTTGTGCAGTTAGTTCACTACGATCATTTGTATTAATAGCAACTGTAGGTAGCTTGATAGGTACTGCACCACCTGAACTCATTGAGCTTATTGCTGAATTTAATTGTGCGGCTGCTCCAGCTGGTAATCCTGCACTCGCTAATGAAGCCAATGATAGTTTACCACTCTTTAAATCATCTAATCCTTTTGTTAATGCTCCGGCAGCGCCAGTAGCCGCAGTTAATATACCCGAAGATGCTAACGGGTTGACTGATGCTAAATTAGATATACCATTAGTAATAGATGAAGCTTGACCAATTAACCCTGTAACTGCACTAACTCCTGGTACACTATTAATTGCACCAACTGCATTGTTAACCACAGAAGCAACTACACTAGCACCACCGGGTAATGCTCCTAATCCAGTAGATAGATTTGCTGTTATCCCCGATGCTGTTTTTAATAATCCACTGGCTGCACCTGTTACTGCCCCTGTTACTGCACCTATTGCTCCGGTTATTCCACCTGTTACTGCACTCAATGCACCTGCTATTCCGCCGGTTGATGGTGCTTGTGCTGCCGCTTGTGCTTTTTCAGTAATTTCTTTAATATTTTGCGGGACACCTGCGGTTAATGTCGGGAATGCACCAGTTATTGCGGCAAATGCACTACCTGCAACACCTTTAGCACTATCTAATAATCCGGCTATACCGGCAACAGCGCCTTTAGCCATTCCACCTAATGCACCTGCAATACTACTTAAACCACCAGTAACTGTACTTGCTAAGTTACCCGCAAAATTACCAGCTGATACTAGGCTACTAGCTGAACCTAACACACTATTCAATGCTCCAGTAGCGGCCCCAACTACATTTGATATTGCACCATTCACTGCTCCTGTTACTGCGCTAGCGGCATTGCTAACTAAATTAACAGTATTTTGTACGCCTGCTGTAGCCGCTGACATTACTAAACCTGCAATTGATGCACCTGATTCTTTTCCAGTAATTAAACCAGTTGATGTTAATGCAGATTGTGCTTGGGTGAATGTAGCAACTTGTGTAACAACTTGAGCTACAGGGTTGTTGACATAACTAGTTAAGTTTTCTGCTACTTTGCCCGTAAATAAATTTGGGGTTAATGCTTGTTGAATTGTTTTTCCACCTTGTATTAAATTGTTAACCAATGCGGCTGAACCTGGTTTAATAACTCCGCCTGCTTCCATTTGCGCAGGACTTTGTGCCATAGCACCCACTGCCGCAACTGCGCCTTGAGCGGTTTCCACAACACCGGCCCCTAATTTAACTGCGGCGGCTGCTGGACCAGTTGCAGCCAATGTAGATATTTGACCAACCATTGTTCCTGTTGTGTTTTTATCTAATGCCGCACTGATTGCTGATGAAGGAGGAACTGTAGAGGCAACTGCAACACTTACTGGAGTAGTTGGTGCGCCTGCACTTGCATTTGCTGCCGCTACAGCTGGACTAGGAGCAGAGGGTAATGCCGCACTAGCATTGTTGTTAACTTTAACATCTACCCCTTGATTAGCACTAGCCCATGGTGCATGAGCAGGTGCTCTACTTACAATACTTAATAATTTTCCTGGTGCCGCTGCCCAACCTTTAGTAGCATCATTTAATGTATCGGTATGTGCTGTTATCGGCAGTGGTTTGACTTCTTGTGGAATTAAACTTGATGCCCCTGTATTTAAATTAATCTTACTACCATTAAAATATGTTATAGCATCACTATAAAATGATGAATCGGCTGCACTTGCAAAACTCATCTTACCATCTACTTTGGTAGTGTACTGTCCAGAAGCATATAAACTAAAATCTGTTCCAACTTTCTGTGTGGTTTCTTTCTCACTGCTGATGGCAATAGTATCTGCACTGATGTTTAATTGTTTACCTGCATTAATATTAATATTGTTATCAGCATGTAGATTTAAATCACCTTGTGTCCTTACATTGAATGAGTTAGTAGAGTACATATCTATTGTACCTTCTTTGCCTAACTCAATGTAACTTTGCCCATTGGCGTGAATAATGAATAGTGTTTGACCATCATCGCTCATTAATATTTGATGTCCTAAACTACTACGTAATCTTACTAATTGGTCTTTACCCAATATATCTCCGTCATCCATTACTAGTGTGTGACCACCTCTACGTGCAACGACTTTTAATCCGGTTGGTTTCTCACTAGTAGCGGCATTAGCAATTGTTTCATCAGTGAAACCACCTTCATATATAGGTCTGCCCGGTGTACTGACACCCCATCCAACCCTTGATGGAGTTTCACGTTGGGCGCTTGATCCAATAACACCTCTAATAGGATCTCTAATTAAACCCTGTTGTGATAATATACTAGCGACATAACTATGCACGGGTTTTGCATCAGTTAAAAATTTATTACTGTTTGCTAACCCTGCATTATTAGTATTAAGATTAGTTACTGGTAATCTGACGGCGCCACCTAATCCTTTTGCTTCACCTGCATTTGCTACAATGTTATCTGTACCACCGATTGCTGGTACCATTTGTAATGCTTCGGGTTGCGGAACACATCCTATCCAAAATCCATAATTAGGATCACCGTTAATGAATATACATATAACAGTTGTACCTAAATCAGGCTGACTATTCCACATACCATAACTGTTAGGGTTCTTAATATATTCTCCCCACCCTGTATTTGCGCTTGATGGTGTGGTTACTCCGTAAAAAGGACTCATGTAACTAACAGTTACCCATGCGTTACTATCATTAGGATCTGATCCACCTAAATCACTAATATAGACTTGTAATCTACCAGAACGAATAGGATCTATATTGTCTTTAACAATACCAAATAAAGGTACGCTACGTAATACTGCACCGCCTGCATCCGGTTGACTTGCCTTAGTACTACCTCTAGGTTTTATTTCATCATATGCCATATATTATGCTCCGCCCCTTGGTCTGCCGTTAACGGGTTCATCTCTGCCACCTTGATTTGCGGGTTGTTTTGTGGGATTTACTATGTTATCATCATCTTTTTCAGTGGCCGCATTAAGAGCTTTGTTTGTAGAATTAGCTCCTGCACCTGCAGTGGCAGCCAATCTAGCAGTTTCAGCGGCTGATTCATTTGGTGCATAAGCATATCTATTTCCAGCTTCATTTAATCTATTGCCTTCAGCACCTGATTGGTTTGCTGTACTTTCAAATCTAGTAGATGATGCAATTGGTCTACCACCTGGATTAGTGGATTCTTTATTTATTATATCTGTCATAGGATTTATAATACATCCTAGTTCTTGTGTAAATTTACCTTTTGCAAAACTGCTAGTTACTTCTATAACCTGATAACTTATTCCCTTAACAATTGATGCAACTTCTTTAGGATACTTCCAAAATAATATAGATTCATTTATTGTTAACAACCCGTTATCATTACTATAATCTTCTGCTTCTTTAAAATCTATTTCAATAAACACTTGACCACCGTTTGGATTGATAGTAAATCCTTTGCCATAAAATTGACGATATATTTGATTTGCTGAACTAGGGCTATCTTGCATTAAAAAATCAGGGTCACCCATAATAGTAACTTTTGCACTAGCATAATTACCTGGATCAAATAAACTAGTTAGATATGAATTTTGTGCTTCTTTACCTAAATCTAATTTACCTGTTCTATCTTCATTTTGTCGTTTACCCGGTTGAGTAGCTATATCTTGTCCGCCACCTTGACTAGCCGGTGCACCAGTTGGATTGTTTGCGGCAATGAAATATGCATTATCTAACTTCTGTTCATAATTTATGATTTCTGAATTCTTTCCAGTAAACCAATATTCATATCGTTTGTGTGGTCCGTAATATTTTGTAGTCTTGGTTACGTATGGGCTAGTAACGTATGGTGTTTCATATGGCTGTATGATATATGTAATCTTATATGCAAAGTCACCGGCTACTGTATCAAACCCTAAACATTTAACTTCAGAACCTAAATTATACCATTTAATGGCATCTGGTTTAGGATCAGGAACATTAGGGCCGCCTTGATTAGCTGGTACTGGTTGAACAGTTGATTTTATAACTACATTTAATGCATTTTCTAAATAGCTACTTTGTGATATAATTGAGCCTAATGCTTGCATAATAGATACATCATTCGCAAAAGTAATAGTCCTACTATTGCCATTAGGTGTAGCGGTTACAGAGACACCCTCATTAACTTGATTTACATTTTTAGCTAAACTCATAGGCCATTTTGATTTATTTAAATCAGCAATACTTACAATTGTTGCACCACCTATATCTACTTCAGAATTTCCTAAAAATACAACATCATATTCATTTGGTATAATACCATCAGGTGTTTCCGAATTAACTCTATTTTGTTGGTATTCATTTAATTGTGTTATTAAACCGTTAGGACCTTTCAATATTTCTTTTATTGTACTACCTTCATATCTACCACCTTTATCCAATCTACCAAATTTTACACCAAATGCAGTTTGGGGAGCAATAGGAGCAGCTATAATATTATATACGGTCATCTTACCGTCAAGTTTAAATTTAAAACTTTTAATTTTAATATCAAAAAATCTTTCATATACTCCGCCTGAGTCACCAGTTATATCTCTATTATCTTTATTATATATTGTGCTTGATGATATCTCTCTTCCTTCTTCATCATACCCTTGAAATCTAATACCTAATACAAAAAATTGTCTGGTTGCATTAAACAAATCTTTATAATTTTTTAATTTACTTTTATTTTTTAATAACTCTGCGGCATTTGATAATTTTGATATGAATGAAAACCCATATGGTTCATAAATGTTAAATGAAATTTCACTATCGTTAGATGCTGTACTAGTTGCGGGACCAGCTGTTTTAGTTTTAATTTTTAATTCATCTATATAATAATCATAATCAAATGCACGTTTACTTGTTTTATTGTTTATTCCACCGCTCTGTGCTATAATATATGCGCCCGAAAAACCACTTTCAACTTCAGTAGCTACTTGTGGGTTAGCAACATTATTAATAGCATTAATATTATTTCTTCCAGATAAAATAAATGCATCATACGCATCCGGAGTAATCATATACAACGTAATCTGATATGTGTAACTTGACAAACTTCCTAATGGATTTTGAGGGCGCATGCCGGGTTTCTGACTGTCCGGACCTGCACTTTGTGCCTTTGTTTGTTCTGATCTAGGTCTGTCAGCAGTAATAACTATTTCAGGAACATTATCTAAATTACCAGATGGGTTGGGATTTGCTTCTGCTTGATTTTCTTTATTTGCTCCGCTATCTCCGTCAGCTTCTCTGGTAAGATTATTGGGATTGGTTTTATTTTCTGTTGCTGGTGGAATTGGTTCAGTGGCTGCCATTTATAGTCCCAACAATTGTTTTAAGAAATCTGCCTTAGGTAAATAAATTCCCACACCTGCAACAAAATCAAAGTAAGGATCTTTTAATCTGTTTGGATTTCTTTGAGCAAATACCCACCACAATCTACTATCAGCATATAAGTCATATGCTAACATATCCGGACGATATTCATATAATAATGTGATTTCCCAATATATATCAGATGGCTGTTTATA